TAATACAATCAGCTATAACTGTTGATGATCAAGGAGAAGAGATATCTTATTGGCCTGATATGTGGTCATTGAAATATTTAGAAGAAAGACGAAGAGTTGCTCCAGTAGCTTTTAGTTTCCAATATCAAAATCAAATAGTACAAACTAGTGAATTATCATTATCACCAGACTTAATTGTTAAAGGAACTATTGCTACAGACTTTGATGCTCTTGGTGTAGGAGTTGATTTATCTGCAGGAATAAGAGAGCAAAATGATTATACAGTTTTTGTTATGGGTGGCCGAGTAAAAGATAAAATCCATGTTATTGATTGCAAAAGAGTTAGGGTAATGGGCAATCTAGAAAAATTAGATTTATTGATGGAAATGATGGAAGAATGGGGAATAGTTTATAAAAATGACAATACTTATTTACCTACAGGAGCTTCTACACATATTTGGTCTGAGGCAGTAGCTTATCAAGCATCTTTAGAAGCAGATTTTAAAAGAATATGTTTAGGAGAACATGGATTACATAATTTAATTTGGCATCCAGTAAAAGGTTTTAGAGGAGATAAAGTTGCAAGGTTTAGAGGAATTATGGGTTTATTTGAGCAAAGAAAGATTATTTTTAATAAATTTAGAAAGTTTGGACCACTTACTGATGAGATAGTAAATTTTGGGGTTAGCTCACATGACGATTGCGTAGATGCTCTAGTTTGGTTATGTAATGGGTTAATGACTCGCGGAAAACTTGAGTTAGAGTATTGACGACTTAAACTATTACTAACAACATCAAATGTCACCTACTTATTACAATCTAGAATTAGAGCAAGATCAATATGGGTCTGCTGTAATTCTTCTACCTGATGAGTTATGTCATGACATGGCATTACAACCAAATGAAAGATTTGAGGTAGAATGTGAGGGAGATGAAATCAAACTTAAAAGATTACACGCTGGTTATGACATTGATCAATAGTATCAACTTCGAATCTAATGAGTGAAAGTAATAGCAAAGCTGTCTTAGACGATATGCTTAAATCGGTCATAAATAGAGATGGTCGAGGAACAGCAGATACAATGCTTATCAGCTCTCATTTATCCCAGATGAAGATGTTTGGGATACGACAGGGAGTTGAGTTTTATCCACAACAAGATAATTTTGGTACACAAAGATTTGATTTAATTCAACAAGTAATAAAGTTTAATCAATTAGATGCAAGATTAGATGCTATTTGGGATAGATTCTTAGCATATGGAAAAGGTTTATTTTATATAAGACCTACTGAAAGATCTTATAGGATTTATTGGTTTAATAAAGATTCTTACAGGACATATTATTCACCTGAAGGAGATTTAGAAGAGGTAATAATTATCTATCCTTACAAAGTAAGATCTTCAAAAGGTTTTGCAGGGGTTGGTTTAAATACAGATAAAAGATATATGAGATTAAAAATTACAGTTAATGAAATAGAAGAAATACATAGTGAACAAGAAATTACTTTTGATAGTGAAAATGTAAATTTTGCAGGATTTGATAAAAAAATAGTTGAAAATACTATGGAATTTATTCCATGTGTAGAAGTATTTAATAATCCTGATGCTTTTGGAACTGATGGAAGTGGTGAGTTTGATTTCTTAGCTAATCAAATAATGGCTCATGATGAAATGGTTAAAAATATAAGAGCAAACTTATCTTTCTTTGGTAATCCAACTTTACTTTCTTCCAGACCAAAATCTGATATTGTTGAAAGCGATGGTGATACTGTTCAAAGACCAAGTATCTCTAGTCAATCTGGTTTTCAATCTGATGTTAATTTATTTAGTTCTACATATAAACAAGATCCAATAACACGACAACAACCCGGATATGTAGGTAAACCAGGAAGTGGAATGAGAGTTCCAAGAGTTATTGCTAATTTAGAACCTTCAGACAGAGTAGGTTTTATTACACCTAATGCAGTAAGTTCTGATCAAGCTAGATTTTCAGAACAATTAAGAAGTGAAATTAGATTAGCTTTAGGTGGTATTGATGATTTATCTATCACCAATGTAACGGCAACAGAAATAAAATCTGCTTATGGACGTGTAAGTGCAACAGCTAAAAAGAAATGTTTACAAATTTATCAATATGGTATTTGTAAAGTTTTTGAATTAATTATTTTTCAAGAGGAACAGATTTTTAGAAAATCACTTGCATTTGCAGCAGGTATAAAATATCCAAAATTACCAGAAAATCCTGATGATAAAGCTTTAGAAAAATATGATAAACAAAAGGCAAAATATGAACAAAAAATACAGGAAGCAATTAATGTTGCAATCGAAACTAAAGACATACCAGAAGGTGTATTAGGGCTTGCTCCTGACGGAGATAGAACGGTTTTATGGAGATGGATGGGACCTGTTTATGAAGATACAACTCAAGACAAACTTAATTCATCAATATTTACACGTAATTTACAAGAATTGGGGGTTGATAGTATAGAAGCACTGAAGTATTTATTCCCATCGAAAACGGACGACGAAATTGCAGCAATGCTCTCTGGTTTCCCGTTCCGAGTGGTGGGTGAAGTACAGAGGGCATATTCCGCGTTTATTGATCTAATAAATCAAGAAATGCGAACACCACATCCTCAGCAGCCTAACTTACCGATGGCAGCTGACCCAAGACTGGATTTAACTCCATTCTTATATCGAACATTAGAAAGTTTACAAAAAGAGGTAACTTATGCAGGCCGATACCGCAGCGCCGATCCAATCGGAACCCCAAGTATCCCAGACCCAGCAGACAGGCTACGTGGCTCAGACAGCGGCGCAGGCACCGGTCGTTTCAGGGAATACCCAATGGGTGGCTCCATCCCAGCCAATGGCGGCACCAGCACCACAAGTGCAAGCGCAGATGGGGATCAACAACAACCCATACAACCCTACTCAGTACAGCCCCCAGCCACAACAGGCAGCCCCACAAGCGGAGAACCCATACAAGGACGCGTTCAACAGGGTGGTAGGACTCCTGAGTTCACCAGTCCAATTCCCGTTCCAGGGTCAACAGTCGACTCAGAACCAAGCAATAGGCCAAACCAATTACGCTTCCCAAACTCCAACCCAGTACAGCAACGCGGTAGCGCCGACTTATACGCCTTCGACCAACAACAACCAGGCATCCTCCAACAATTATTCCCAAACATCTCAGGAAATAACAGATCAGCAGCTCCTAGCAAACGGGGTAAGCGAAGCAAGTCTTGAGGTTATTAATCATTTTGGTGCTGATGCTCCTGCAGTTTTAAATAACTATGCTTGTCAGATTGAAGATGCTTTAATCACAACAAATAATCAGTTAGTTGAAGCAGTTGGTTTATTACAGGAAATGTCTGCAGAGCATAAAGCTTATGAGCAGATTCTTACAGATCCTGATGTGTTGGCAGATTACACATGTGAGTTCTTTGGACCTAATGGACCATATCCAGTAGAAGAAGAGCAGGCAGGTTATGCAAATCAGGGTGTACAGCAAAGACCTTTAGCAGGTCAGGCTCAAGCACAGGCTCAGGCTCCAACACGTCCTGAAATGCCAGTTCCTCCACAGCCACAGGCTCCTAGAAATGCAGGTGACTTCTGGAATGACTTTGGAACAGCAGCAGATCGTGACCCACAGAATGCATGGAAATATTTAAATGCAGCTCAACAAAATCCTGAGATCTTCCGTCAGAAGCTTCTCGTAATGGATTCTTAAGCTAAATGGGGTGATTATTCACCCCTCTCTTTTTTAATTATGAATAAGAAAAAAAAGCCAACAACAAACGAAAAAGCAGATAAATTTCTAGCAAGTTTAGGAACTGCTGGAGGTCCTATAGGATCACCACAATTAGTTGGATTTGGTGGACAAGATATTATGAATCAGGTAGCAGCCGGTAATAGAGATGAATATGCAAACATACGGATGAGACAAGGAGATACTAGTGTTACTCAACCATCTAAAATGCCACAGGATTTAGATGCTTCATATTTAAAACTTAATTTACCAGGTTCTCCATTACCTGCTAATGGAATGATGGCACCAAGAAATATGATGAATGCAGAGATGGTTCAGAATCAAATAATTGCTAGTGAACAACAATTTTTAGCACAATATTTACCTGCTGCAGGATTAAGTCAATTACCTGTAGGTCAGCCTCCTTTAGAATCAAAAAAAGAGAAAAAGTAGATGAATTACGACAAGGCTAAAAAAGCAAAGGGAAAAGCAAAAGATTTTCAAGACTTTGCTATGATGTTTGATCAAATGCAGGCTCAGCAACAGCCTGACATGCAACCCGCTGACGGTTTAATAAATCCTTACGGAAGAATAGGAACTGTTCCTCCTAATGAATATACAGTTACAAATCAACTAAATTAATCGATAAAATTTTAATTTTTTTAGAAAAAACTTATATAAGTACAATATTAAGCTAATTTATAATCTTAATAATGGAATTTATTTTCCAGTTTCAAAACTGAGCACAATTTTGTGTTCACTATCAGCAAACCTAGCTGAAATCTAAATATGTTTATAGATAACGATTTTCCGAAGCTGCTGGGTGCTGAGTTATATAGACCACATCCTGCGTATATCGTAGAAATGGCAACAGAGCCAGTGGTTGTACATGACTTCACCAAGCA